AATAGAAACTATTGATTTTACTGGGATAACAGGAATATTTTGTAAGTTGCAGATAAAACTAGCACAGCGTAGCTTATAGACACAAATGTTCTTGTTTTGTTTTAGAATCATTCTAAAATAAATACAAATCTATCCGGTCATTTATACCAATATTATACCGGTAATAAATAATTGTTATTTATCTGAGTTAATTAGCCAAACCAATTGATTACAGATCAATTTGTTACCTAGAACCTAGATTTTGGGGGGTTTTTATCGAAGCCACACCCCAAAGCTATATTGGCAACTAAAAAAAAAATTAGGGATGTTACACACAAATAAACAAAGGTTTTTAATATGTTCGACTATGAAGATGGTAAGCAAGGATATTCAGCAGTTATCTACATCATGGAGTCTACCAACAGTGTTGTAGTACACTTTGGCGGTTTTAATGATTTAACTGAGTGCAGATATTTTTCACATCACATCATGGATGATCTTGGAATAGAAAACTTATTAAATGTACCTAGAGGAGTCACAGTTCACTAATCAGGGGGTTTTGTTTTAAAATGACAAACATAGTGATTCCATACAAGCCAAGAGAATTACAAAATTTTTTGCACAAGAAAATTGATAAGAACCGATTTAGCGTACTTGTGCTGCATCGTAGAGCTGGCAAAACAGTAATGACCATAAATCATATGCTGAGAGCAGCTTTAACAAATCCCTTGCCTAACCCCAGATATGCGTTTCTATCGCCCACATTCAAACAAGGAAAAGCAACAGCTTGGGATTATATAAAAACCTACGCTGGTAAAATACCTGGCACTAAATTCAACGAAAGTGAGCTTAGGTGCGATTTACCAAATGGTGCAAGGATAACAATATTAGGTGCTGAGAACGATCAATCACTAAGAGGGATATTTTTAGATGGTTGTGTGTTTGATGAAACTCAAAGTATTAAGCCTACCATATTTCCAGAAGTCATAAGACCAGCTTTGGCAGACCGAAAAGGATGGTGTGTGTTTATAGGAACACCAAAAGGCAGAAATTACTTTTTTGAATTATACGAACAAGCAAAAGAAAACAAAGATTGGTATGCTTGTGTGTTTAAGGCAAGCGATACTAAAATTTTAGACCAAGAGGAACTAGACGCTGCAAAAAGCGTCATGTCTAAAGATTTATACGAACAAGAATTTGAGTGCAGCTTTCAAGCAGCAATTACTGGATCGTACTATGGAGCTATCATAGAGGGTCTAGCAAAAGATGGCAGAATTACCGATGTGCCTTACGATGAAAACCTGGATGTTGAAACCTGGTGGGATTTAGGTCTTAACGATTCAACAGCTATATGGTTTGTGCAAAAGTACAAAGGTGAAATAAGATTAATAGACTACTACGAAAACAGTGGATATGGTTTAGATCATTATTCAGATATTCTAAATCAAAAAGATTATGAATATTCTACCCATGTGTTTCCGCATGATGTCCAGGTTAGAGAAATAGGTAACTTTGGTAAATCAAGATTAGAAAGTTTATTAGAATTAGGAATAGCTGGTGAAGTAGCTCCAAAGCTGTCAATTGAAGATGGAATTGAGGCAGTACGAAAAGCATTGCCGAATTGCTGGTTTGATAAAGAAAAATGCAAAACAGGAATTGAGTATTTAAAAGCCTACCAAAAAAGGTGGGATGATAAAAACCAATGCTTTAAAAATAAACCCATGCACAACTACGCTTCGCACTGTGCCGATAGCTTTAGAACTGGGATTATAGGACAAGGTGCTGAGATTTCAAATTGGAAAAAAGAAGTACCAATTAACACAAATTATATAGTTTAATATGGCAGACAAAGTTACAAACGAACAATTAAGAGCAATCATCAACTCAGAGATTAATAACTCTATAGGTTTTATGGGAAGTAATCTTACTTCGCAAAGAAAAAAATCTATGGAATATTACATGGGTGAAAAGCTTGGCACAGAGATTGATGGCAGATCACAAGTAGTATCAACTGATGTAGCTGACACAATTGAAACAATATTACCTAACTTATTAAGAATTTTTACAGCAAGCGACCAAGTAGTTAAATGTGAGCCTGTTAAAAGCGAAGATGTACCTTTAGCAGAACAAGCTACTAATTATATTAATTATATCTTTAACAAAGATAATAATGGTTTTAGTGTTTTATATACTTGGTTTAAAGATGCACTTTTAGAAAAAAATGGAATTGTAAAAGTTTATTGGGATGACAGTAGTAGTGTTGAACAAGAAACTTATGAAAATTTAAACGATCAAGAATATCAGTTATTAGTTGATGATGAAAATGTAGAAATAGTTGAAGAAGAGTCTTTTGTTGATGAAAAGATGAAAGCAGCTATGGACTTGTTATTGGTAGAAGCAACAGCACAAGGTAAGTTAGTTGCAGATGAGCCAACACCAATGCTGCACAACTGCGTTATCAAAAGAACATCTAAGGGTGGTAAAGTTAAAATAGAAAATGTTCCACCAGAAGAATTTTTAATACAAAGAACTGCTAAGTCTATTGAAACAGCAAACTTTGTAGCACACAGAGTATCTAAAACTAGATCCGATTTAATTGAAATGGGATTTGATAGAGAAGTAGTAGAAAACCTACCAACTACAAATAACATAATTTTAAATAACGAAAGATTAACTAGATACTCCGATATAGACCAATCACCATTTGACAATGCACCAGATAACTCAACAGCTGAGATAGAAATTTATGAGTGCTATGTAAGATGTGATATGGATGGCGATGGCGTAGCAGAACTTAGAAAAGTTATTGTTGCTGGCGAAAGCGGTTATGAAATTTTGGAAAATATGCCTTGTGATAATATTCCATTTTGTTCATTAACACCTATCCCAATGCCACACAGATTTTATGGTAGATCAGTTGCAGAGTTAGTTGAAGATGTGCAGCTAGTTAAATCTACAGTAATGCGACAGTTGTTAGACAATATGTATTTAACTAACAACAACAGAGTTGCAATAATGGATGGTATGGTAAATTTAGATGATTTACTTACTTCAAGACCAGGTGGTGTGGTACGAACTAAACAACCACCATCACAAGTTATGTTGCCGATGCAATCGCAAACAATTTCGCAACAAGCTTTTCCATTATTAGAATACTTAGATACGATTAGAGAAACTAGAACTGGTATTACTAGATATAATCAAGGCTTAGATGCTGATAGCTTAAACAAAACTGCTACTGGCGTAAATGCAATCATGACTCAATCGCAAATGCGTATGGAGCTGATTGCTAGAGTGTTTGCAGAAACTGGTATCAAAGATTTATTTAGACGTATCTTTGAGCTTACTTGTAAGTATCAGGACAAAGAAAGAATTGTAGAATTAAATAATCAGTTCATTCCAGTAAAACCTACTGAATGGAGAAACAGATTTAATATTAGTATTACTGTTGGTTTAGGATCAGGTTCTAAAGAACAACAAATTATGATGCTAAATAATATTTTAGAAAGACAACTCCAGGCTTTCCAATTGCAAGGCAATAGAGAATACCCAATGGTTAGTCTAAAAAATATTTATAACAGTTTAGCTAAGATAATTGAAAATGCTGGTCTAAAAAATGTTGAGAATTACTTTGTAAATCCTGACATGGGTAAAGGTATGGTTACACCACCACCTGAGCCACCATTAAC